TTGCTCGTACCACAGAAGGTACCTTCGAAGCACCCACAAACACCAAGTTTGTTGGTACACTGAATGGTTCTATGCGTGTGTTTGTTGACAGCTATGCTGCTGACACCACACCAGTTCTGGTTGGCTACAAAGGCTCTTCAGAAGCTGATGCTCCTGCATTCTACTGCCCATACATTCCGTTGATGAGCAGTGGTGTTGTGTTGGATCCAACAACCTTTGAACCAGTAGTGTCATTCATGACACGTTATGGTTACATTGAGTTGACCAACACTGCAAGTTCGTTCGGTAACGCCGGCGACTATGTTGGAGAAATTGCAGTATCTAACTTGTCATTCTCCTAATCAGAGAACCAACCCAGGGATGGGAAGGCAAAGAACCTGCTTTGGCAGGTTTTTTGTTGACTAAGTATTTTTATGCCTCCTATATTTTTAACCAAACAAACTGACACATATAATACTAGACAATATCTTTGGCCATTGATTCCTGACCGCTCATTGGTAATTACTGAACATATTGTTAGTGCTCGTGAACAAATTTCAAAATGGGCAGAATTTTGTCCTGAGTACAATGGGCAAACAATTTATTATGACTTATCTCAAAATCCAGAAGTGCTAGAGTCACCACATATCACAGGACTAGTAGACGAGTTAAAACAACACGGTCCTGTAAAAATTATAGCAAATCACTATAAAAAATATTATAAGCCTGAGTCTGATTATATTTTTTATCCAGCATTTTTTCATTCGTACTCACATAGCACTTACATACATGGGCAGGCTTTGCTATTCCCAACTTTTGAGAAAAAAATCAAACCATTTATGAGTTTGAATCATCGAGCAATTTGGCATAGAATATGGTTGTTCATTGAATTGGCCAAACACAACTTGTTTGACAAAATTGAATATACATTTTTTTGGGATCCTAAAAATGATCCACACAACCAACTGGATCAACTACCCAACCACAAGCGTGAAGAATTTAAACAATTTGAACATCTGTTGCCTAGAAGATTTGATGCAGAAAAACATGATAACTATAAAGCAGATATTACTTTAGGACCTATATGTCACCACGAATGTGCTGTAAACATAGTAACTGAGAGCTGTCCAAATTTGGGATTCTTAACTGAAAAAATATGCAAGCCACTGGCCAGTTATCAAATTCCAATCTTGCTAAGTCATGCAGGTGCTACACAATTTTGTCAAGACGCAGGGTTTGATATGTTTGAAGACATTGTACCTTGGCGTACATGGGATTTAGTACAAGATGATAGTATTCGATATGAACTTACATGTAAATTCATTACAGACTATATCACACATGGTGATGCACTGGCAGATTGGCATCGCTGTCAACATAGAGTAATTGCCAATCGTGAACGACTAACAAGTGATGAATTTAAAAAGTTTTGCGTTGAGCAGTTTAAACTTTAAACCACGATAGATATTGGGCAATTTTTTTTGTCACTGACGTCCAGTCATCTTGAACTGGCTGTCTAAATAACCGTGCAGTAGAATACCAAGGGCAATCATCACGATTTAACAAGTATCGCCAGTCTGTGCCAAACCAGTTGAGCATGATCCAAGTGGGCCGGCCTAACGCACCACTCAAATGTGACACAGCAGTATCCACACCAATCACCACATCCATTGCCATAATCAAAGCCGCAGTGTCAGCAAAACTTTGTATGGTGCCTGGAAACCTACTCACACCAGCGGCAGCTAGTTCAGCTTCTTCTTCTGCACTGGCATCAATCTGCAAGTTCACCCATTCATAGTTTGGATTGGTTTTGATCAAATCCAGCATCACAGGAAATGGCATGCCTTTGTGTTCGTTCAGCCAGTTGTCTTTTCTACCACTCCAGCAAAAGCCTACCCTCATGCGATTCTTTGGACCCAGGAGTTGCAGCCACTCTTGTTGTTTGCCCATGTCAGCATTGAGATAGTTCACTGGCCTAGGCAAGTTTTCTAATGTTACACCTAGAATACCCGGAATACTCATGATAGGAGTCCAGTAATCAAAATTTCCAAGATCATCAGTATATCTTCCAATAGCTTCCAGCAAAGGACTTCCGGCAAACAACGGAATCAACGAATCGGTAACTTTGAGTTTGATCTTTGCGCCCATTGTGTGCAGATTGTAAATGAATCTCACAAACTGAATGTTATCACCATGCCCTTGTTCGCCTTCTACGAGTATGGTTTTGTCTTTGAGATCTTGACCGGTCCAGCGTGGCTGCTGGTGCTTGGGCAGGGCTCCTGCTAGATGTTCGTAGTTCCAGCGAGTCTCGTATTGGCGCCAGCCGTCTCGATAGTTGCCCATCTGCAATAATGCCACAGCAAGATTAAATTGTGCAGTGGCTGATGTGGGTTCTAACACAATGGCATGCTGTAAAAATGGCAGAGCCCTGGCAGGTTGACCGCACTCTCTCATGACATTGCCATAGTTGTTCCAAGCTGCTGCTAAATCTGGATCTTCAACGAATGCCTGAGCATAACATTTGAGAGCTTCCAATGGGCGATGTTGTGCTCTAAGGTCGTTGCCTTGAGCGATGAGAGTGTTTGTGTCCATGGGTATATTTAAGGTGCAATCCTGGCCATTTTACATTTTCGCTAAATACTTGTCAACGCAATACGGCGTTTTATGCAGTTCACCCCTGCGTAGCGGCTGGAACCCGCATCGGGCTTCTATAAGGAGAAATCAAATGGGAAGAGCTCTAAAAATTCAAAAATACGGTACCGCACAAGGTATCACAATCAATGCCAACGGCACAGTTAACCAACCAGCCGCTGCTGTGCCAGTGGATCAAGGTTATCCAAATTTTGGGTCATTGACTGATCCAGTTTACAATAGCGCAGACACACTGAGTGCTGATGATTTCTTAGGTGTGGTTGGTGGATTGAGTACCACTGCTACAACAACAAGTTATCCTATCATTCTTCCACAAGTGAACATCAGTTTAGCCGATGGTAGTGAAACTGGTGCAGGCGCAGGTCGTTTGATCCGTCAAAAAGGTGCGCACAAGTTTTTGGTAGCTTATGTTGCCAGCACCACAGCTGATGAAAGTTTTATTATTGGTCAAGCCTATAGTGTTGCCGTGGTAGGCACAACTGATTGGGCAGCAGTTGGTGCAGGCACAAACGTAGCAGTAGGCGACATCTTTACAGCCACAGCAGTTGGCAGCGGTACAGGTACAGCATATCCAGTTGGCCAATGTGTGTTATCCAATACTGGTACACCCACAGCCGGTAACATGAGTATTGAATACTCAGTAGGCGATAGTGCTGCTGTGTATGCCAGTTGTATTACCAACAAATGGATTCGTGACTGGAATGGCATGACTTATGACAACTACAGTCCAAGCAATGCTGGTACTAACGTCTATACCAGCGAAAACTTCTATCCTGTAAACTTCTTCACAGACGAAGGCACAGTTACATGGTCTGGCGCAGAGATCATAAACAGTGTCAATGCTCAAAATGGTTCATTGCAATTAGCACAAGTGGTTAAAACTACAAGTTAATTAGATTTGACACCTTTATCCTCCTTGCTAACTACAAGGGGGATTTTTTATGAGCATGGCATTTGTATTAGGCAATGGCGTAAGCCGAAAAAGTGTCAATTTAGAACACTTGCGTATTCACGGCACAATCTATGGTTGCAATGCATTATACAGAGACTTTACTCCTGACGTGTTGATTGCTACCGATCGTCCAATTAGCGAACAAATACAGCATTCGGGCTATCCACTAAAAAACAAATTCTACACTAGAAAACCACTAGAAGGCCTAGGCGCACATCGTGTACCTGACCAATATTGGGGCTACAGTTCTGGACCATTGGCAGCGGCAATTGCGGCGTCGGATCAACACATGGATATTTTTTTGTTGGGATTTGATATGGCTGGTATTAATGATCGATTCAATAATGTGTATGCAGACTCTGAATTCTACAAACGCAGTGGAGCAAATCCAACTTACACTGGCAATTGGCAAAAACAGTTGCTCAAAGTCATGCACGATTATCCACACACAAACTTCATTCGAGTACATGGAGCAGTCACCGCAGACATACCAGAATTCAACAAACACCCACGATACTCACGCCTAAACATTGGAGATTTCCAAAGTCAATTTGGCGTTTGACCCAAAGTCAGCATAGTCTAGGCCTTGGTAAATATACAATAGGGCCAGATTCAGCATGACACAACAAGTAATCAACACCGGCGCGGTGGCAAACGATGGTACGGGCGAAAGCCTGCGCAATGCGTTTGATGCAGTTAATAATAACTTTGCTAATATCTGGGCGGCCGGACCCGTAGACTCACAGGTTGTAATCAGCAACAATCGCATATCTACCACAGTACAAAATCTAGCATTGGTACTGGCGGGCAATGGTGTTGGGACTATCACA